TACGTTTTTATATTTTAGTTCGTGTTCTAATTCTTTAATTATTCGTGTTTGCTCCATATTTCGGTTAGCGAGAATTGTATTTTCTCTACTTATCGCTACTGCGTGTTCATATAGGTTTGTCAAAAACGCTATGGCTTCTAATAACTCTTTTTCTGATTGTTCTGCTCCTTTGATGTAATCCTGAGCCTCAGGTCTTGTTTTTAGTATTTGCTCACGTGCGTTTTGGATTCGTTTTTTAATAGCCCACAGGTTTGCTCCTGTTTTGATTTTTTGTAGTCCTATGTCCATTAAAAAGGGTTTTGATTTGCTAAATTACGGAGTTTCTCTGATGTTGAAATCACATCTTTTGCAGATGCAAGTGTTGTTTGAAATTCTTTAGGTCTAAATGGTTTCAAAGGGTCTACTCCGTTTATTTGGAATCCGATACCTGAATTGAAATCACATATTACAGGAAAATCCATCTCCGTATGTTTACCACCAGTTTCCATATCCTTGACCTTTTCAACCTGAATCCAAGTTTTGTATTTATGCTCAGGGTGTTTAATTAGACGGTGTATGACTAACATATCATCGCAACGATTTGTAAAGCTCTTACCGCCTTCAATGTGGTCTTTTAATGGTGCTTTAAGATGTCCTTTTAAATCGCCTTCAGAGTATAAGTTACCGCTTCTACCGCTCTCAGAGTTTGGGTGCGTGTTTATGTATATTGTCATTCCAGTCTGATTGGCAAATTGCCTTGCTTTATTCATAAATTCGTAATTACCTGCAAAGCTCATCTCACGGTCTAAACCTGTAAATGGGTCAATCAATCCTACATCAGCTCCGCTATTTTTAAATAGCTCAAGTATCTCATCAGGTTTGTACAATTTTGAGTTATCTATAAATGTAAACGATTGTTCTAAGTATGCAAGGTCCCCGCTTATTTGCGAATGGCTAAGTTTACTAAAGTGCTTGCCTCTGTACATCTGAATCATGTCTCTAAGGATTTGACCTTTCTGATTTTCGCCTGACCAAATGCAAAACGTAAGATTGTGTTTAAGCGCAAGTGTAAGGAAGTACCAGTTTATCCAATACGTCTTGCCAACGTTGTCATGTCCTAAAATAATGTTTAGTTGCTTAGGCTTAAATCTTAAATGCTCATCTAAGAAGCAGTCAAGTCCGAGTCCTTGTTTGATTTTACCATCTCGTACATCCAAGAGGTATTGAAGTGAGTCTCCGTGTTTAAGTAGCATATTAATGTTTATTTAGGACGGCTAAGATACTATCACTTTCGGTAACAATTGTGCGGTCTGCATATTTATCTATTGTCTCTGCTCTGCTAAAAAATTCAGGAGTACAATACTGATAGTTATTTTCTTTATGGTATTGATTCTCTTTGCAATTCTTCATTGCGTTTATAATGTCCTCTTTTTTGTATCCGTCCTTGAGTAGTTTTCGATAATTACGTTTCGCTTTATCATTGATAGTTTTAATCTTTCTTCCAAAAGTAGTATTCACGAAGTCAAGCAACGCTTGATAATCTATATTATATATATCATTATCATTAACATTATCATTTACAGCTATGTTTGCTATTGTTTGTATGCCTTTGTTAGCATTTGCTATCTCTTGCCATCTCTTGGTAGCACCCGCTTTACCTGCTTCGCTTCGCTTTACTTTGACATCCTCGAACTTTACAAGGTCTCGCTTAAGTTGCTGCTTAATTGGTTCAAATGCAATCTCAACTAATGGATTGTCAGTAGTCGGATTTTGGTCGTTTACATATCTCAACAAGTGCTTAAGCAATTGCCCTGCATCCGTGTCGGATAGTTTCTCTATCGTGTGAATCGCATCACTATAAAGAATAAATGATTTTTTATCTTTTGCCATTTTACTGCACTAAAATTAAAATTTAAATAAAAAGCTCTCTTTGTAACAAATCTTTGCAATATACAAAACATTGTTTATCTTCTTTAAAAGACTTTTTTAATTTAGTTAAAATACTTTCTTTTTCGTAAATAGGCTCAATATAAGCGTGCCTATCTGTTAATTGTATAAATATATAACTTGAACATTTTAAATACTGTCCAGCGTGCTCTAAATCACAATTAAACGTGTATGTTTTTGCTTTTGTTGTTTTAACTTGATATGTAGTCCCCTGAGAATCAGCAAAATCTACTCCATTTAAATCCATATCAGCTTTTTGTTTAAACAATGGCTCGTCCTGATAGTTATATGTAAACCACAATTCAAATATTTTTTCGCCAATAAAACCTGTTGACTCATTTTTTAGCTCCTCAGGTATTCTAATTTTTGCTAGGTACTCTCTCATATTATTTATTTTTTATAAAACTACCATTTAACATTTTACCATTCCTTTTTGAAATTACGTTATAAGCTGAGTTTATACATTCTTCTATAGTAATATTTGAAAAATGCGCTAAGCTAGTTAAAACAACAACGCAATCTCCAATAGCATCAATAATTTCATTTTTATCATCATTTATAATTGCTTTAGCTAATTCCCCAGCCTCTTCTTGAAGTTTAACATATTGTGTTTTAATGTCCCCTTTTGCATAAATACCTTTTTCAGCGGCCCAAATTCTTATAGGCTTAAATTCATTTTTTAATTTCATATTTTTTATTTTATAACATTAACAATTAATCTTGGCTCATACTTATAATTTTCAATTTTCATTTCATCAAATTTAAAATTTGTAAAATTGCTGCAAGAAGTTAATACTGGTAGCTTTAGTTTTTTTCTGTTACAATATATAGCAGCAGAACTTACGTGCTCTTCATAAACGTGAGCATTTGCGGCATTTATAACTACTTCATTTGCTTTTAAATTAAACTCATTAGCAAAAGCACACAAAATTGAAGCGTACATAACAACGTCATAAGGCAGGCCAACAAACAAATCTAACGACCGCATTGAAACTACAACGTCAACTTTATCATTTGCAATTACAAATTGAAAAGCGTAATGACAAGGAGGCAAAGCCATATTTTGCAATTGACTAGGATTCCACATTGTAAATAGCAATCTTCTTGAATGCTTATTTAATTTAAAGTTATTTAAAACACTTGTTAATTGATTAATACCGTTAAAGTTGTTTAATTGATGACCATAAACAGGCCCTAAATCACCATTTTCATTTGCCCATTGGTCCCAAATGTGCACCTTATTATTATTTAAAAACTGAATATTTGTATATCCAGATAAAAGCCATTGAGTTTCAACAAAACAAGACCTAGGGAATATTTGTTTACCAGTAACTACAGGAAAACCTTCATTTACATTTGCTCTAATTTGAGCTGCTGTTATTTGACGCACACTTCCATTCCTGCCATTTACTTTAATTCCTGTTTTCATACAAGTTGACATTACAGCTGAATACATTTGTTCAAAATTGTTCATAAAATTTTATTTAAATAGTCATTTAAAGAACCCATATATGCAACAGCATCCAGCAAGTTGTCTTCTTTATGGGCATTTGATTGTCTAGCTAATTTTAAAGCTATTAAAACATTGTAGCATTCTTGCACTGATATTTTTTTATTTGACATTAAAGAAGCCATTTCAGCTGTTTTTTGCATTGACAAATGGAAATTACCATATTGCCTTTCTTTTTCTTCTTGACGAAAATTTACAATTTCATTTGCTTTTTCTAAAATATTCATTGTATTTATTATTAAATAAAAAAGCCCTTTCAGTTTTCCCGGTGCAGCGGTACTCACTAAAAGAGCTTTCAATAATGTTTTTGCTGGCCTGCACGCCTTTACAAATATAACGTTATTTATCTAAATAGGTTGCTCGTGTTGAAAACTTTTTTGATGGTCATATCTTCCCTCGTTATTCCAGCGTCTGATTCTGCGTAATCTTTCGTAGTTAGTAGCTTTGGCTATGTCATCAAAGATATTCCGTCTTTGTCTTGTAAACGTCAAAGGCTCTGCCATCAATTGTGAGCAGCTTTCAGTCATCTTCTTATACAATCTATCGTCCTTTAGCTCTTCGTGTTTGCGTATCGAATGTAATACGGTGGAATGGTCTCGGTTGAATATCTTTCCTATCTCGCTTAATGTTAGCTCCTGAGTGCGATATAAAGCATAACAAAGGTAATGCCTTCTAAAGACGTAGAACTGCTCTCTGCTGCGTCCGTTTAAGCCTTCTGACTCAATGTATTCTTTTACTTGTTCTATGTTCATAGCTTTTCTATTTCTTCTTTAATTTCTTGAATGTATAAGAACTTGTCAAATGCTTCAGATAAATCTCCTGTAATAAATTCTTTAGAAAATTCAACTGCAATCAATGCACATTTAATGGAGTCTTCATAAACCTCATCGTGCATTAAAACGGATGAAAATTGCTCTACTAATTCTTCTGCTTTTTCTTTCGGTGTCATATCGGTGTTACTTTAAATTTTCCGTCATTAAATCTTCCTGATTCAATCAAATCCATTTTTTTCCAGTAGGCTAAACTCTTGCTTGTAAATATCCACTCTTGAACTACTGCGAGTCCTATTTGGTATGTTAGTTTAAATCTCATAGTTTATTTATTTTATACGTTTGTGTTCCGTCTTTTAGTTCTTTGTGTATTACCTTTCCTTCTTCTACAAGTTTTCCTAATGCTACAAAAAAAGGAGTTAAATTCCATTGCGGTATACCAGTAAGCATAAAATCATAATCCATTTTTCCTAATATGTCCCAGTCAAAGTCAGAAGGAGTTTTTATTTTCCCGTCACTCATATATTCAAGTAAGAATTTTTTAGCTGGTTCTATTAATCTATTTT